AAATCGAGCCCAATTTCGGGCAAATCATGAACACCTGGGCTAACCGGGCGAATGTTAAGTGAGGGGAAGTGAGATGGATGAAACACAAAATGAAGTTAAATCTGTTCGTTCGGCAACTGATGCGGAAGTATTGCTACACAATGCTCTGCAAAACAAGTGGCCCTTTGTACTGTGTGTGAAAACCCCAACTGCCCGGGGCACAGTAACAAACCTGAGCGAGAAGGAAGAAGCCCAAATGCTGGCCAAGTTCGCCAGGAGGGCTAAGAAGCGGCTTCAAGCGTCGGAGGGACTATAATGCCTACCGCACAGACATTTCTCGAATCCGCCGGCAAGCTCCTCCAGGATCGCGGCCACCAATACGATCGTCCTGAGGGAGAACGGAGCATGGGTGCCGCTGTTCAGGCTTTCAACATCATTACCAAGCACAACCTTTCTGAGGCCGAAGGCTGGCTATTACTGCAAATCCTCAAGGATGTTCGGCAGTGGCAAAATCCCGACTACCACCGGGACTCCGCAGAAGATTGCGTGGCCTATGCGGCGCTGAAGGCGGAGGCATTAAGTGCCCAACAAAAGACAGGACTTTATTCCCCCGATTCGGAAAAAGTAAACGTACAGAATGAACACCAAGCATTCGTCTCCGCTCTTTCTGGCGGTGTCTATCCAAAAGTTCCGGGGACTTTACATGACGGCAAGTTCGTTCCCCGTCTTCACGAAGATTGAAGAAAAAGCCCGCAGGAGCTTTAATCCTGCACCCTCCATCCATCCTTATCAAGGAGTTTCAAAATGGCACAACTGTTTTCCGCAGAAACCTACATCAATGCAGTCATGGATCAGCCCCTGGAACGTCGCATCCCCCTGCCGCCGAACGACTACGTGGGCATCATCCAGAAGGTCGAAGCCCGGCAATGGTCCTCCAAGTCCGATCCGTCGAAATCCGGCGTCGCCCTGGACATTTCCATTCAGCTTGACCTGCCCTTCGAGGTCCAGCAAGAATGCCAGATGGACAAGCCCCTTTTCACCATCCGGGACAGCGTCATGCTGGATCTGACGGAAAATGGGGCATTGGCGCAGGGGCCAGGGCAGAACCGCCGGCTCCGGGGCTACCGCGAGGCAACCAACAAGAACCAGCTCGGCGTTCCCTTCTCCCCGAAGGATCTGGTGGGATGCCTGATCAAGGTTCGGATAGTGCATGATCTGTACGAGGATCAGCCGATCGAAAAGATCACGGCGGTAACGGAAGCTTAATTGTTGTTGGGGGGGTCGTTGTTAGGCCCTTCCCTCTTTTACCTGGAAGGAAAATTGAGAGGAGGAACGATGGAAACAAAGACAGCATACGTGGCTTACACAAACACGGACCTTACCGCAGGGCAGGGTTATCAAATCCCGGCAGCTTTATGCGCCATTCGTGCGACAGCTGTAAGGCTCGCTAAAGGGATAAATGTCCAGGGGTCAGACGGGCCGGTTGAGGAAGTGAGTCTAGTGAAAGTGGACGGTATGTGGTATGCTCCGATTGGAACTGCAGTTCGCTTGGAACAACCACTAACAAAAGATCTAGATGCGCAGAAGGAATACGACAAACGGGTTGCAGTGATCGAGAAAGCGCGCGCGGCGGGTTTGACCGAAGAAGACTTGGCCTCACTTAAAGCTCTATGAGAGGGAAACAANNCAACTACCTCGCGCCGTGCGGGTCGATCTGCGAAAAGTGCGGGCAGGCGACGTGAACAACAACGAACCTTTATGTGAATCATGTTACACCAGTTTAATTGAACACCCATCAGGAGATTGAAATGAACACCTATTGCGACATATCCGTCATCCAACTGGCAGAAAACCGTCAGCGCCGCCTTTTCGCTGAAGAAGCTCTGATGGAACTCCAAGACTCCATCGAACGCATCGGCCTGATGCACCCCATCGTCCTGCGGCAGACAGAGGATTCTGTCGTGCTGGTCGCCGGGGAGCGTCGCCTTCGCGCCATCCAGAACATCTATGGTCTCGGCGGTTCCTTTACTTTCAACGGGCAGACTGTTCCTGCAGGCCAGATCCCCTTTGTCAACCTCGGCGACCTCACTAGCATCGAAGCCCAAGAAGCTGAACTGGAGGAAAACACCCGGCGGGTCGATCTTACCTGGCAGGAACGTGCTCAGGCCACTGCTGCCCTTGTTGCCCTTCGCCGCGCTCAGGCAGACAACCTCGACAAGCTTCCTCCGACTCTGGGGGATTTGGCAGAAGAGCTGAAGGGTACTCGGGGGAACTCCAGCAAAGAGGCGGTGTCCAAGGAGCTGATTGTAGCTCGCCACCTGGACAACCCTGCTGTTCGCGACGCAGCAAGCGTGAAGGATGCCTTTAAGGCACTGAAACGAGTCGAGCAGGCCGACCAGCATAAAAAGATTGCGAAGGAGCTGGGATCTGTTCTGATGACCTCGAAGTATTTTCTGGAACAAGCAGACTGCCTTCAATGGATGCAGGGGAAAAAAGAACAGTTCGACGTGATCTGTACTGATCCCCCCTACGGCATAGGGGCAGATACCTTTGGGTCGGCGGGGAAAACTGATGCCACCTACAGCGCTCACGGGTACGACGACTCGCCCGGAAATTTTCGCGCCATCATGGGGGAGTTTCCCGAACTGGCCTACAACATTGCAAAGCCAGATGCCCATCTGTATATGTTCTGCGATTTCTCCTATTTTCGCGTTCTTTATGCCCTTTTCAGCGACGCCGGCTGGAACGTCTTTCGCACCCCGCTTATTTGGTTCAAGCCTCAAGCCTTCCGCGCCCCTTGGCCAGAACATGGTCCGCAGCGTAAATATGAAATGATCCTGTACGCCAGGAAGGGAGATAAGAAGACCACCAAGATTGCCGGGGACGTGCTAACATACCCTGCCGACGAACAACTGGGTCACAGCGCCCAGAAGCCTGTAGGGCTGATCCGCGACCTATTGTCCAGGTCTGTAATTCCTGGCAACACCGTCCTCGACCCTTTCTGCGGAACAGGTACTATCTTCAAGGCTGCCCAGGACCTACCCTGCATCGTTACGGGGGTTGAGCTGGATCAGCAATTCTACGGCATCGCCGCAAAGCGTATTCAAGAACTCTCAGGAGAAAAGAAATGACCACCATATTGCTGGACACAGAAACCAACGGCCGGGAGCCACAAGAACCCATTGAGGTTGCTTGGGTAGAACTGGAAGAAGGGCCTGCCTTTTTTCTGAATAGGAAGACAAATATCCACATCGATCGGTATAAGCCGGAATTGATCAGTACTTACGGTGCCCTTGCCACCCACCACATCATGCCAGAAGAGCTGCGGAAGTGCAAGCCTAGCAGCGAAGCCATCATCCCCCCTACTGACTACCTCATCGGCCATAATGTAGACTTCGATTGGCAGGTTATGGGTCAGCCGCCTTGCAAGAGGATTTGCACTCTTGCGATGGCCAGGGTCGTCTATCCTCGCGTCGATAGCTATAGCCTCGTGGCCCTCAGTTACTATCTTCGGGGTGCTAATCTTCTGGTAAAAGATGTAGTCAAAAATGCCCATTGCGCACTGGACGATGTGGCGCTGTGCCATTGGATTCTGCAGGCTATAGTAGACGAACGTTACATAACCGATATGGAAAGTCTCTACGTCTTCAGCGAAAAATGCCGCATTCCCGAAATCATCTCTTTTGGTAAGCACAAAGGTACACCCATCTGGCAACTTCCCAAGTCCTACGTGCAATGGCTTCTCAGGCAGCCTGACCTTGATCCCTATCTGCAGAAAGCCATCGAGAAGTATTGCCGTTAACCTTCCTAATCTAGGCCCTTTTCGCAGGGCCTTTTCCAGGAGTACAGATTATGATTTTAGGATCAGGTAACCAGAACGCAACAATCATGATTGTGGGGGATTGCTTTACTCCCCTGGAAGCAACATCGGTAGAGCCTTTCCTCGGGGAAAACGGACGTGCCCTTAATGCTGTTTTGCACGAGGCCAAAATTCTCCGCAGTCAATGCTACCTGACGAACGTGTATAATGCAGTACCTCCTGCAGGGGACATGTGCTATATCATTCCGAAGGAGAAAAAGCACATTCACGCTGAGATGGTTTCCTGGAGAGGAAAGCAAGTTCATCGACGGTTGCTTGCAGAGGTTATTAGACTAGAGAGGGAAATTGAGCTTGTCCGTCCAAACGTGATTGTTGCTGCGGGGGACGAAGCTCTCTGGGTGCTGACGGGGGCAGTCGGCGTAGACAAGTGGAGGGGGAGTTTGTTAACGCTGGATGGGGAACCAGGTAAGACAAAAGTCATCCCAATCTACCACCCCAGTCGAGTTGCCTGGGTAGCAGACATGAAGGCGCTGACTGTGCAGGATTTAAGGCGGGTTGCACAAGAATCTAAAACCCCAGAACTACATGAACCCAAATGGAATTATCTTGTCGAGCCTTTTTATCATACTGTCATAGAAGCCCTTAATGAAATTTTAGGTAGGCTGAATGGCAACTACGAACTTGTTTGGTTAACACTCGACCTCGAAACTAGTGTAGGTCATATCGCTTGTTGCGGGCTGGCAACTGACCCGTTGAATGCAATCTGCATCCCCTTCATGTGCCAGGAATACAAGAATGGGTATTGGTCCTTGCTGGAGGAAATCGAAATCGTCTCCCTCCTCCACAAAGTCCTTACCCACCCCAATGTCAGAGTCCGCGGGCAGAACCTTCTCTATGACTGTCAATACATCTACCGTCATTGGAAATTTGTCCCGCGCGTCGCTCAGGACACAATGATAACCCACCACACGATCTGGGCAGGTCTTCCCAAGCGCCTCGATTTCCAAGCTTCCATGTATTGCGAGTTTTATCGATACTGGAAGGACGACGGAAAGACCTGGAATACCAACATCAGCGACGCACAGTGGTGGCGATATAACTGTATGGATTGCACCTACACCCATGAAATCGGGGAGGTCACGCAGGCGGCGGTCAAGAAGCTTGGTCTGGGGGCGGTAGAAGCCTTCCAGCAAGCCATGTTCTGGCCCATTCTGAAGACCATGCTGACCGGCGTTCGTATTGACAAGACTCGGCAGAGCAAGCTGGCCATTGACCTTCTCGACGAGATTGCTTGCAGGGAAACCTATATCAACACCGTCGCAGGGCACTCGTTGAATATCAGATCTTCTCAGCAGATGTGCAAATTCTTCTACGACGATCTCCAAATCCCACCAATTAAATCTCCTCCGAAACGCGGGCAGGTTTCCCACATAACTTGTAACAGCGAGGCCCTGCAGAAGATCAAGGTTATTCAGCCTATCCTGACCCCTCTCATTAACAAGATTGACGAGCTTCGATCCCTTGGGGTGTTTCATTCTACCTTTGTCCGAGCTGGGCTTGATCTGGATGGGCGGATGCGGTGCAGCTATAATCCTTGCGGAACAGAAACTTATCGACTGAGTTCCAGCAAAAGTGCCTTCAACACCGGGACGAATCTGCAGAACATTCCCTCGGGATCGGAGGAGGAAGGTGGCCTTCAGCTTCCCAACATCCGTAAACTATTTATCCCCGACTCAGGCTTTACCTTCTTCGACATGGACCAGGACAGGGCAGACCTTCAAGTTGTTGTGTGGGAGGCGAATGATGCAGAACTGAAAGATGCTCTGCGCCGTGGCGTTGACATGCACCTGTTCAATGCAATCAACCTGGCAGGAGGGACAAGCCCCGACATAGATTGGCTGGTTAAGGGGCACCCTGAATACGACAGAATACTCGCCCGATATGTACGGGAACGCCGTCTGGCCAAACCCTTCATCCACGGAACTAACTACGGTGGTAAGCCCGTAACAATGGCCAAGGCAGCGGGGATCACAACGCACCAAGCGGATATGTTTCAACGCCGGTATTTCGCTAGGCATCCTGGGATCGTCGCTTGGCATGAGAGGACTAAGGCCTTCCTGGATACCCGCAAGTATGTAGAGAATCAATTCGGCTATCGTCGATTCTATTTCGAGGACACAGGGAGCGCCTTTACCAAAGCCCTTGCCTGGATTCCGCAATCGACCGTCGCTCTGGTAGTAAACAGGATCTGGATGAATTTCTTCAACAACCTTCCTGAGGTTATGGTTTTGCTGCAAGTTCATGACTCGCTGGCGGGGCAGTTCCCTACGATCCAGAGAGATTACTGCTTAAAGAGGATGAAGGAAGAAGCCAGGATTGTTATCCCTTACGAGGATCCCCTGGTGATTCCAGTAGGGCTTAAGACTTCGCTGACGAGTTGGGGAGATTGCAAATGAAACCGCATCTCTACAGAAAAGGTGGCTATTGGTTCTGCCGACTTCCCGGTACCTACGGAGTTGTTGGAGGCCTTGCAACCCCCCTAGAAGCCTATCAGCAGTATAAACTTTACACGAGGATAAAAATCTGATGGCACGAAACTTTCCCTCCTGGATCGACGCTTACGTCAAATACGCTGGCGTTACAGAGGCTCCTCGCCGCATGGCCTTCTGGGCTGGTGTGTCCGCAGTTGCCGGTGCCCTTCGACGACACGTCTGGATTGATATGAAACGATTTCAATGGACACCTAACTTCTATATCATCTTCGTAGCTCCGCCAGGGATTGTAGCGAAGTCAACTTCTGCCGACATAGCTATGGACCTCCTCAAACAAGTCCCCGGTATCAAGTTCGGCCCGGACACCGTAACATGGCCTGCCCTGGTAACTGCCTTTGCCAACGCCCAGGAGTCTTTCATGATGGATGAGACCTGGTATCCCATGTCCCCACTCACCTTGGTATCATCAGAAATGGGCAGCCTCATCAACCCTATGGACAGGCAAATGGTGGACCTGTACATAACCCTCTGGGACGGTCGTAAGGGCTATGAGAAGGTTACGAAAATGTCAGGCAACGACACCATCTCTGCTCCCTGGATCAACATGCTGGCCTGCACCACGCCCCAATGGCTGGCAGACAACATGCCTGCAGCTACCATCGGAGGAGGCTTTACATCGCGCTGCATCTTTCTCTATTCAGACTCAAAAGAACGCTATATCCCCTTCGTCGATGAAATGGTAGATGACAATGATGAGGACACCAGGGACAAGCTCATTCAAGACTTGGAACACATCTCTGTGAACCTAGTCGGCCCCTACAACATCACAAAGGAAGCACGGGATTGGTATCGGCCCGTCTATGAAGAGTTCTGGAAAAACGTCCACCTTCGCATGGACGATTCCATGATGGAAGGGTACGCAGCGCGGAAGCAAACACACCTGTTCAAGACAGCCCTTATCCTCTCCGCCGCTCAGAGAGATGAGAAGGTTATTACCCTCGACGATCTTCAGCTTGCTTCCCTAATGCTGGACGATGTAGAGAGCACAATGGGGAAGGTATTTTCCCGGATTGGAAAGTCCGACGATTCGCTGGCAGCGGAGAAGTTCATCCAGCATGTTAAGAAGAATGGGGAACTTTCCTACGAACAAGCCTATCGGATGGTCCATGCCTACTTCCCTGACTTCAGAAACTTCGAGGGGATGGTATCGGGAGCAGTTAAATCTGGTTACCTCATCCTGATTCAGAAGTCCACGGGCCTATTCCTTCGTGCCAAGGAAGAAACCTCTAGCCAACCACCGGCCCCCATCTCCAGGGAAGAAGCCTACCAGAACGAGCTTCTTGAGCGTCAAATGGCTGGTCGGTGAGATTGTATGTCCACATCACATTGAGGTTATACGGCCATGAAACGCATAACAACAGAAAGCCTCATTACAGGCCCTCGTCCTTCTCTCCATTATTGCTGCCTTTGGGCCTTCTTCTCTCTCTTCAAATCCCCTACATTAATAGCCGCCCGTCTTGGTGTTTGTACTAAGTCCGTCAGTAACGCAAAGAAAAGGGCAATGCAGGAAGGTTGCCAACATTGCCCTAATTGCCGGAAAGATCAGCTCAGTAAGGTTTCAATACAATTCCCTTCTTCCCCCAGTCGTCAATGATGAACCGCTTGGCTGCATCAGGGGTCATGCCAGTTCTCGCCACCATTGCCCTGACGGATTGGGAGAACTGGTCCATATCCTTATAAATAGTGGGATTGGCACTCCCCCCAGGGGCTGTAGGTGGTGCGGGGCTGGCAGGATAAGCTCCCTCCCCTACAGCCTTGTTGTATTCATTCAGATGCCTATCTGACATCCCCCCCGCACCTTGTCGTCCGAACGCATCCCGCAAGAGGGTTGCATTGTTAGCCTGCGCGAGTTGGAAGCTTTCTGCCAAATCCGCATCCTGTTGTAATTGCCCCGTTGCCCTGTTGAGCTGGTCCCAGGGCATGGTCCAAGGTTCGTTCCCGCCATACGGGACAGTAGTGTACATGTTAGCTGGAAGTGCCATTACCAAACTCCAAAAAAGAAGACTACGGTTTAATGTGATCTTTGATCCAGGCATAGGAAGCTACGAGGCCCGTCAGAATGGTTACTAATAAGGGAATCATTATCTTGCTTCCCTTCCAGACAACTACAATTTCCTTGAGGGCAGGACTTATGTCCTTATCAAGAGCTACATGAACGTCTAGAATGCGGCGCATGTCTTGCAGCATACCGGTAATTTCATCTATCCGTGCATGAAGTTTGGCTGATTCCTCCTGCCAAGCTAGTCTGCGTTCGTATGGCGGGCATACTTCTTCTTGTTCATTTGCCATTATTTTTCCTTGTTAGGTTACTCGAATTTGAAGGACACTGCCATTGCGGTAAACCCCACCAACAGGAACGCCCCCAGCCGCTGCCGCTGCATCATTAGCATAGTTTGCGGGGACCACCATATTCAGCATCCCTGCAGCTGTTATACTGAATTTTTCGGTAGCAGCATTTTTGAGTGCTATAAGTTTTGCGGTTGCATTGGTCAGGTTGTTTTCCGTATCCAAGGTATAAGCCACAGCTGAAGCCCCATCATTCATTCTAGGTCGGAAATCCATCAACGTTGTTACCCCAGAAAAATTAGGGCTGAGATCATATTTAAAGGCAGAAGCATTTGCATCAGAAACATCTGTCTTGGCAACTGCATCATAAATTCGTATGCAAGGGGCGCTTGAAACAGAATAAGTACCATCACCTACAAACACACGATACAAAATAAAAGCAGAATTAGATGCGTTACCGCTTAAATTTGCATAAGGTCCTTGGTTTAGAACAATACAATTTCCGTAATCGCTGTAAATATCCATGCCTGTTCCTACACCGGTAGCTTGAGCGTAAAAACAATGTCTGCTGGAAGTAGCCTCAAAACAGTGAGAGTCCGAAGAAGGGCTAGCAAAATTTACTTTAATGCCTTTGTTAGCTGCCAGGGCAAAAAGAGTGGGATCTTCTTTTGAGGCACTTCCTAGTGAAATGGCTGTATCATTGTACACAGTCATTGCGGTAGTTGCACCGGCATTACCTACTTTAAGTGCGATTGCCGCATTAGTGGTAACTCCATTCCCCGCAGTACCAATCAGATTTAAAAGATCGGTTGTCCCTGTACCACCCTTCAAGGTTTGACCACCAGCCCTCCCAGGCAAATAGGCATAATTTGTCAGATCAATTGATATAGTAGACCACCCCGCATCCTGATCCGCATTGCTATTTTTTGTAAGAGCTTGACCTGTTGTACCCCCTGAAGGAAGAATAGCCGTTGGAGTAACCCACCCTGCATCTTGGTCTGCATTGCTATTTTTCTTTAAGTATTGCCCTGTCGTTCCTCCGGCGGGCAGAGCGCTGGCTACAAAAGTCTTTAAGGCGATGGTCAGCTTATAGAACCAGTCCCTCCAGGACAGGGCCGTTACATCGCTAGTTGCAGGAGGTGGTGGGAGATTAAAGATGCTCATTTGTATTTCATCCCGGTAGCAAATCCGTAGTCGTGAAGCATGGGGAGTTGTTTCTCCAACCTGCACCCAATGTCCGTGCGATACTGAATGCTGTTGGGAACTTCTAGAGATTTGACGATCTTATAGGTAGAATCCCTCGCCTCACTAACCGTATCACCCGAAGTCGTCACCACACAGAGGTAGTCTCCGGCACTTACAGGCAGGGCCTTTTCCACAACCCTGCCGCCTTCCATTGCAGGCGCCTTGCCTGCCATCACGGAGGACAGGGAAATGTGCCGCGCCGACGCCTTGGTAATGCCGTAAATCGGAATCCCCTCCAGCACCCTCGCTGTATAGCTCGAATACGGAAAGTCCGGCAGCACCATCACCACCCCGAGCGCGATTTCATCTGAAACCCGTAGGGTGTCCCTACCCTCAATCTTGTCCAGCATCCATTGCGCAGGATCACCTCGATGGACGGCCATCTGAATGTTTGCCAGCGGCCATCCGAAGCGCATTGTAAACTCCAGAGGGAAGGGGATTCCTTCTTCGGAAATGATACAGTTGACATCGCAATACCCCACGTAGTTAATAGCATGAAGGTAAGGGGTGAGAGGCAGGAGAACCTCCTCGGCCAGCGCAGACTTCTCTACGTACCGCAGAACCGTACCCATCTCCCCGGTTGCAACTCCCAGATCGTCATTACAAAGTTTCTTGAACTCCCAATTCTCGCAAAGGGCCTTGGACCAGCCATCTGGCCCGAACCACCCACCAACTCCCATTTCGATTCCAGGGAGGAAGTCCTGGATGATGAACTCCGATTGAATCTTTCCCTGCTTCTTCCAGGACCGCAGCATATAGATCAGATCCGCTGCATTCTTGGCGACGTAGGAGAGTTTCTTGTCCATGTCCCCGTTAGGCTTAGAGACGTACCGCTTCGGCCGCCCCAGGACATAAGCCTCAGCATCCTCATACCGAGTGAAGGACTGCCCAGGAATTGTTTGGATTCCAGCACTCTGCAGGATCTTCTGCCCCTTCTTCCTGTCCAGTTCCCAGGTCGCCCCTTCCAGATTGCTCCCAAACACCGGATAGCCCTGGCGAATCAGCCTCTCCAGATCTTCCATCGCATAGGAATTATCCAGCATGACGATCATATCCGCCCATTTTGCATGGGGCTGCCAGGCTTCAACCTTGGGCACCAGCCCCAGACCAGCTTTGCACGATTTACTGGCAGGGGAAATGAACAGCTTAACCTGATGGTGAGCCTCTTGGAACTTCAGCGCCATTCCCAATCCGCAGGAATCTTTGTCGATAATGAGAATTTTCATAGTCAGTCTTTCAGATATCCGCGTTGGAGTTGACGCCGGCGGGCTTCGGAGGCTTCGCGGGCTTTGTAAGCCTCAGTCTTGGCTTTCTGCTCTGGAGTTTTGGACTTGATGCCGATCGCCCCAAGGGCAAACTGTTTGCCGGACTTATGACCCGAGGAAATGTCCATCGCATCTCGAGCAGGGGAGATCATACTCCCCACTGCCCACAAGCCCACATCGTTTGCAGCCCCCAGCGCATTATCCCCCGGTTCCCAAATATGCTTGCCTGTAAACATTTGCCTGTTAGCGTCCAGTTCCGCAATCATCTTGGTAGCAGGTGGAAGGCTCCAGGCTTCCTTCAACAGGTCGTTAACCTTCTTGTCACCCAGGATGATGTGATAGAAAACATTGGGGATTGTCGTAGCTCCGGCTCTCCGCATCTCAGCATCGGGATCACCGCTGAGATATTTAGCAATGGAATCCAGCATATAAGGATAGACCACGAAAAGTTTGAAGGCTGAGAACGCAAGATGCGCTTGTGCCTCTCCGCGAGTCTCAATACTCTTTGCGTCCTGAACGAGGTTATCTCGCATCAGATGCCCAAAGGACTTCATCTGCCCATAGTGGTAACGACCGAACAGATTTCCAATTCTCGATTGCATGGCCCGGGAAGCGAAACGGGAAATCGATTCCGCCACAGCCTCAGGCATGTTAGGGATTTTCATCAGCTCGTCAAAGCCGATATTCGAGGGAACGCGATAGGTAGGGTTGTGGGCCTCGACGTGCCTGCGAATTGCTTGGTTCAGAATGTCCGTCCCCTTCTTCGACGCCAGATGTTTGTACGCTGTAATCATCATAACATCGGAACCACCCCAGAGAATCCTGCGAGACTTGTCGAAGATGTCTGCAATCATCCTATCCGGCCGTGCGCCGTAGCCGTACTCCTCGGCCATAGCTTTCCAGCCCCGCTCAGGAATCCCCTTAATCAGGTTAGCGACCGTATCTCTAGTTACGACAGCCGCGTACTGCAAAGCCATTCCGGAGTTCAGGTACTTCTGATAATCCGGGGAAAGCGTCGATACATCCTTGTAGGCTTGGTAGAATTCCTTACCAAGGGTTTGGAGTTGCCTAGGATCGAACCATCCCCAACCTACAGAATCGATCAAGTGATCGACCGCATTGAACAAGTGAGGGTAAGGATTCCAGAACATCGTCCCCACTGCCGCAGAGTTGATGCGTTCAAGGAGGTTTGTCGAGGATCCCGATTTAAGCACCCCATCCTGAAAGGTATTGGCAAGACGGTTCTGGATATAGTATTGTTCCAGTGCCCGATCCCCCAAAACTCTACGGAAGCCTTTGGGAATGCCTGCAGCCGAATCCGCCTTTATTGCATAGCCTTGATCTGTCAAGGCCTTGAGAGTCTCCCCCATCCATTTGCGTTCGCGAATGTAGGACTCGAGCTCAGCAACCGCCGCGAGCTTGTTAGCCAGGGCGTTCTTGCTGTATTCCAGTTTCGTCTGACTTTCAATCATCCGAGTTGGGACCTGGACAAGTTTCGCAGTTCCCCCGGCCACCGTGACATTTTCCCCGACCTTCAGTTCCTTACCTGACCGGGCAATGACTCCAATGGGATTGCGATCAGGGCCATATCCGATGAGATCACGCCCCTGCTGATTCACCACGCGCAGGCTTCCGTCCGGCATTTGCAGGCCAAACATGCTGCGACCCTTCATGCTGCCGGCTTGACGGACAAACCCGCTTCCAGGGAAAGCACCTTCCCCGAAGGACACAACCTTGTCCATCCAGCGGCGTTTCGTCATCCTCGGATTGTGGGGGTCGAGATCGGCTATTTCTTTCCCCTCATTCACCCTGACAGCTTCCCGGTAGAGCGCCTCAAGTCTCCTGGTCAGTGGGTCCAGGATGGAGGCCTTCACAGCCTGTTCCTCGGGCGTCAGCCGATTCGCAGCACCAGGAACCTCCCCTTCCTGCGCATCGTACATCCGCTCGCTAGAGGCGATCTTTCGGACCTCTGGAGAGAGTTGCTCGAAGTAGGTTTTCGTCCTGATCATCGTGGCTTCTCGCTGTTTCAGGAGTTGGTACTGTCCATCCGAGAGAGATTCGGCTTGCTCGGTGACAGTCTTCCCCCCAACCTTCGGGTCAGTGGTGATGGCCTTCTGCAACTGATCCCAATGGAAGCGAGCTGCTTGTTCGTATTGGGGGCCGAGTCTGTCTACAACATTCTTGACGTAGGCTTCCTTCGTTCCGAGGCTGGGGGGAAGCTTCTCGACCAGGGGCTTGAGCAGGCGCAGACCAAGAGCAGCCCCCGCGGCGCCCGTCAAGAGGCCGAAGAACTTGTTCCTGTCATCTGCCAGATAAGCCCCGACAAGCGCCCCACCAGCAACTGTCCCCATCGTCGCAGCAAGGCGAGGGTCAATCTGCCCATACATGTTAGTACGAGGGCCGCCTGTTTGCTCCCTGGCCTTGTCGATGGAGACTTCAAGCCAACCGTGTCCATGCTGGTCAGTGTAGGGCTTTGCGCCGAGGGTCTTGAGGTAGGAGGCTATATCACGGTTGTAGCGATTATAGATGGATTGGTGTTCGGGGCGGAAAGGAGGGGAATTTTGGTATTCAGCAATCGTTTCCCGAAGCTCTTGTAACTTTTCCTGATTTATTCGAATTCTTTCGTCCCCGTATATCTCGGGACGATTCTTTATTCTTTGTTCCCATTCCAATTCTACTGCAAGCTCTTCTTGCGCCCGATTTAGTCTACGACGCCCCTCAGATTCTGGCCACCCCTCCACCTTCGCCACCGTATCTGCATCGGCAAAGCGGACCTTTTTTCCCGCCTCGGATAATTCTTTTTGTAGTTGCTGCAATAGTGACTCATCGCGTCTTAGGTTCTCACGCAAAGCCTGCCCATTGCCAGATAACTGAACATATTTTGGACGTTGATTTTTGTTAAGAAATACTTGCAAGTTTACACCATCAGCACTTGCCTGAGCAATCGCCTCTTTCGCCAAAGCTATATGTTGAGCCACTTCTTGCATATGAGCAGAAATTTGTGCTGGACGTTGAACTTCCTGTGCAAGTTCCTCCCGAATCAGTCTCCGTGGCCAGTGCTTGATCATGGGACCAACTTGAGAGTCGACGGCAGTTGCATTAGCTTTATTGCGCAGCTCAAGCTCACGCAACCTTGTTTGTTGCACTAGATCAGATAGATAGCGTACATCAGAGGCATCGCCTCTTGGTTCAAATCCCAATTCCCTTAATCCACTACGAATTTTATCTACTTGAGGTCCTCCAACACCAGTAGCTCTGGTAGACATTTGAAGATCTTCTAGTTTTCTCGCCTCTTCTTTAACACTTTCATACTCTTTAAAAAACTCTGCGCGTTGTGCTTCTGGAATACTTCCCTTCGCATGTTGCGCTAGATCACTCTGAATCTCCACCACATGAGGCACACCGTCTTCGGTGAAGCTGCGAGTCCAGCCGAATAGATGAGGGTCGTTAAAGTGATTAGTGTCAGGGACTTCATAGGTTTCGGGAAGGCGGTAGAGAGTCGTTTCCGGTATAATATTTCTATTTTCTCCGATCTCTGCTTCGGTGTGGGAGTACCCAAATCTTGTAATACGACCTATATTCTCTAGACCGTAATCTGCATACTGCCCTGTATTCTTTGCCTCTAATTCATGATCCCCCGTCACCAGCCGAAAGTCATTCACCAAATCCTTCGCCCTGATCGGATCTTCCGACCTCCCCGCCAGAATCGTTTCGACCGCTTCCCTCTCCGCCTTCGGCACGTCAGCCCGATTGAGCTGCTGTCGAATCGTAGAAAGGGAGATCTCTGTGCGGCCCTGGGGAAGGCGCTCAAGAGTCTTGAGGGTATAGCGGCCCTTTCCGAGTTCGGCTCCGAGACTGCCGGCTTTGAAAGCATCACTTGCTCGGCCACCAGTCATGAGAAGAGCCCCGCCCAGGGCACCAAATTTAGCCAACATCGTGGCCTCATCAGGATTCTTATAGGCTGCAATCCCTAGAGCCGCAGCACCGGCAACCCCCGCCAGCAAACGCGGGTCCACATTCCCCCTTTCCTGAGGAAGATTTCGGGGAAAACGTTTTTGATCAGGATTGCCGA